GGGTAAGTTCCGTTTCCGGTATTATTGTTTTACAAATCCTTTGTACTCTGGATCCCGATTCTTATTATACAGACTTAGGCGAGGATGTTGTCAACGCGGAAGATTCTGTAGTACTGGTTTGTACGAACAGCTGCAAGACCATCTGCTGCATCTGAACCTACGAATGGGTTTGACGCCATGCCATAACGAGTTTTGAACCCGATACGTGGCTGGAAGTCATTCTCACCAACCGCACGTACCATAGTTAGCGGTACGTATGGGCAGTAGAATACACCTGCGTCATATGGGTTAGTACCCTTATAACCTACAGTGATGTAATCTGTTTCTGCATATGGATCGATGTATACACGGATACGACCATTCAGTACACCAGCAAAAGTGTTGCCTGTGTCATCTACGTTCAAGTTTGTTGACAACGCTGGAGCGTAATCCAACATACCTGAAGCTGCAAGCGCTGTAGCAACGTCTGAAGAACAGATAACCATGTTACCTTTTCCTCTACGTGTTTCTTTGGCGATTGTGTTAGCTTCACGATCGAGTTGTACACCCAGACCTTTGAACTTCTCAGCTGACCAACGACCATCTGCATCTGATGACAAGTCAAAGATACCTTTGGTTGTTACGTTAGCTTGACGTGCACCAATCTTCGCTTGTGCGTTGATTGTACGTACAACTTCACGGTTGATTTCAGCCAAGATTTCTGTTGACAAGATATTTGCCAATTCTGTCTCTGCGTCCAAACCATGAATCGCTTTCAAGTCTTGTGCAAGCTCGAGTGTGTACTCTGCTTTCAATGCACGTGACTTCGCTGTCACAGTTGCTTTTTCAATGGTGAAACCCATTTCAGCAAATGACTCACCAGTGCTACCTAGCGCTTCAGCTTCTGCTGTAGTGTATGCGTCACCAGTTGTTGGTACATAAGATGAACCTGAATCAACAATTGATCCTGCACCATCTGTATCAGAGATACCAGCAAGACCTGATGGTCCTTCTGAACCACCTGAAGTGGTTGATGAGTCACCTGAGAAGTTGACCAACGCTTCGTTGAACAGAGCTTCTGTACCTGAACCTGATGCATCTGCACCAGCTTTAGTTGTTTTGTAGCGTGATTTCATTGCAAAGATCAAGCCTGTTGGGCCTGACATTGGCTGAACACCACAAATGTCATATGCCATCAAGTTTGGCATAGCGCGACGCACTAGTGAGATAAGAATTGGGTTCCAGTTAGAAGCAGCACCTGTGCCACCATCTACTGTTGATACACCATTTCCAGCTGCGTTAGCGGCTGTCTCTTGAAGCATGCCTTGCTCCATAAGTGCTTTTTCTGTGTTTTCCAAAACGGCAGCAGTTACTGCACGCTTATGGGCTTGGTCGATCTTACCAGCTGATTCTTCATTCAGAACTGGAGACCATTTCTCTACGAGACGATCATAAGTTTGTTCCATTTAAGGATCTCCTAATTACTTTACTGTTTTTCTTAAAGCGTTGACATAATCAGCCATTGGGCCAGATACTTCTACTGCTTCATCTGCTGCATCATCACTCAAATCTTCTGAGATTGGAGATGTAGCTGATGATACTTTGAAATACGATTCTTTCAAAGTTGCAACTTTAGATGCAAAATCGGCTTCTGATTGAAAGTCAATACTCTCTGCGAGTTTGGTGAGCTTTTCGACTTGAGTGTCTGCTAAATCTTTAGACGCTTCACGGATAACCGCTGTGCGTTTGTAGCCATTTAGCTCTTCTGCAATTGCCATGCTCTTAGCTACTGCATCGTTGAACTGCTCTTCTAGTTCTTCGTTAGCAGTTGCTAGTTCGTCTACTAGGTCAACTTTACCTTCTGGAACTTCAATATATGACTCGGTGAACGCATCTTTCAATTTGTCCATAAAGCCTTCTGCAATCTCTGCACGTAGTCCAGATTGAATTGCAACTTTATTTTCTTCCATCCAGTTTTCAACCACATAGTTGAGGTAGCTGTCTACTTTCTCTACAAGATCGATTTTTGTCGACTGAATTTCTTCATCAAGCTGTGCTTGATATTCAGTTTCCAAACGGTCAATCTCTTCTGAAAGTTTAGATTTTACCGCTGCTTCAAAGATTACTGCTGTTTTGGCTTTAAACTCATCGCTGAGAGTTGCCTCAGATTCCACCAGAGCGTTGAGGTCTTCACTAAAGTCCCCATCAAATTCTACGTCTTCTGCCTTCATCGCTGCTGGAGCAGCAGGTGCTTTTTGCATTGGTTCGCTGTTAGACTTATCACCTTTGCGACCTTTAGCTTTCTTGCCAGCGGCTTCAGCTTTATCGTTCGCAGCAAATGATTGCTGTTCAGCATTCTTCGGATCGTGAGCTTCTTCGATTTCCTCGTCGAGCTCTACATCCTGGTCTTCGATTTGATCAGTCATGTTTGACTCCTTTATTAAGATTTCAACAACGAGAGGAAATTTTTAAACTCACGAACTTGCGTTTCGTATAGATCCGCACGCGGAGCACGTTTAATTTCAGTCTCTATTTTTTCAATTTCTCGAGCTTCAATGATGCCATTATTCCAGATCCAATCTACACCTTCCATTATTCCATTAACAAAAGCATTTGGTGCAGATGGGTCTTGTACGATATCAACCGTATTAAGCATA